TGATCTCTATCAGCTTGGATCTTCTCCTTCTGCATTTCCCAGAGTTCCATGTCATAAGCATAGGATTTGTCAGTAGCATCATTACTTTGTTCAGCTTGTTTCTTAGCTGCATTAGATGCAGATCTACTAGAACTTATTTGACCACCAATGGATCCACCTAAACTTGCACCAGCTATAGTACCAGCAATACCAAGTCCTCCTAACATAGTACTGCCACCTAATAAACCGCCTGCTATAGCTCCAATTGCAGGTAAAAACCCAAATACATGTGGCATTAACAAAGTTGTTTCAAGTATCATATTTATATTCTCCGATAGAATCGTTGTGAGTAATTACCTTCCCACATCATAGAGTTTAACGATACTGGGAAAGGAGAATCATTAAATAATCTGACTTGGAAGTTTTTTGTTTTCTGATGTATAGGTAAGGTGAATACTGACTGTTCAGCTAATGCAATATCATTTGCTAAGTAAGTATCAGCTTGTTGAGTAGGACTTAAATTATACCATTCATCTAAGTAAATAACTATATCATCTGCACTATATATTTTAACTTTAGCTCCAGTTGTAACTGCATCTGGTGCTCCAGTACCATCAATAAAGATAACATTCTTACCTTTACCAATTACATAATCTGTTCCTGCTATACCTTGTAGATATACACCAGTACCAACACCAGTCTCTAATAAGACTACTATTTTACTAGTATCTGTTCTGTCAAATGTCCAAGTAAATGTAGTTTGACCAGATGATGCTGTTATAGTATCTAATGGTACATTAGTGATTCTTATAGTTCTATCATCTACAAATGTGAAATCTGTAGTAACTATATTATTAACTTTAACTTTAACTTGATCTCTATCTACATAAGATAAATCATCATCTATAAATGGGAAGTCACCTGGTTGAGCTACAGTAAAGTCATAACCAGTATATTCTTTTTTACCTTGTCTTACTCCAGTAGTTTTTAATTTGAATCCCATAACTCCTGAAAGACCAACAGCAAACTTCATTCTAGCTACTGTTAAACTAGCTGTGAAATCTGTTCTTGTTTGTTGATCATCAGATCTTACATAGGTCTTAGGTAGTATAACATCAAAATCATACTTCCATCCAACAATCACATCACTAGCTATTCCAGATAGATCTTTCTTAGGTACTTCAAAATAAGCACCTCCTCCATCTGATTTAGCTGTTGGTGTAGTAGTAAAACCAGATTCAATAAATTGTCCTGTAGCTGTAGTACCTTTAATAACAATAATAGGAGTTAATGTAGTGATATTATCCCATGGTATATAGCATTTAGATACATCATTAGTAGAGTCATATGAGACTGAACTGGCTGCTGCATATAGATCCATACAGGGATTAATTTTCTGTCCATCATTATTAACAATAATCGCATCTTCTGGACTTTGACTTAAACTTGCTTTACTTAATGTAACTTGTGTACCTTGTTTAGTAACTGCATATATGTCATCTGAATCAACAAATACAGTCTGAACATTACCCATTAACTGCCAATTAAACCATGACTGAATAAGAGTTTCTTTACCTTGACTGTATGTACGATAGAAGTATATTTTATCGGAACTCTGACTAGACATTGCAAGGAATTGGTTTTGTGGACTAGCAATAAACGTATCTATTGTAGCTGGTACCCACTCATTAACCACTCTTCCTACGTCTACAACTTCAGGGTTTTCATTCTGACCACGTGTGGCCATACCGAATATACGAGTGTAGCTTGGTGTTTTACTTATAAAATTTATATTCGTTCCTATATCAACAGGACTAACTTGTGTATCTACTTCATAGTTTGCTATAGCACTGATTGATGTTGATGTTGGTGTTAAAACTCCTTCAGCAGCTGACATAAGGAACTGTTGATTCTTACTAAATAGGATTAAACCTTGTGTTGTAGGAATCACAGAGTGAAGAGCTGCAGGTCGAATTGTTGAACAACTTAAATCAATTGGATCTGAATCAGTAGTTATTTGAGCAGAACTAAAATACAAATTAAATCTTTTTCCTGACTGACTCATGCATACATTATCTTCAGATAAGAAGCCTAGCCTATTGTTAGAGAAAAAGCTTTGTTCTATTGTGTTACCTACAAAACTAGGGTGTGGATTAGTTACATCATCACCAGCTGCTCTAGCATCCCACGTAACTTGTCTGAATGTAAAAGCATTGGTACCTGTATTAACTAATTCATGAGGCATTGTTGCTGCATTTAAACCTGGTGATTTACTAGGATCTAATCCTTCACCCCAATATCCAGGTCCAGATGTACCATCATCTGCTACAAATTTAACGAAGTATGTATCGTCATCAGATGCAGTATTAATGATTTTTACTATATGCCCATTAAAACTTTGAGTAGGTAATTGTGTTATATTATCAACTTGATCTTGAAAGACACTTAATTTACTATTATCTGGACCACCTTCTGCTGTAATAGTTATAGCAGATGCTTTAGTTATATGTACCGTAGTCTCATATTTGGTAGCTGTTAAACCAGATATAGCATCAATTTGTGTTTGGAAGTAACTTAATACTTCATTATATCCATCTCCACTTAAGGCTGTATATGTTTTAGTAGTACCATCTACTACTACTTTATATACTTCACCTGTTACTACAGCTCCACTTACTACAATAGTAGCTTTTGCATTAGCAGTAAAAGATGGATCAGCTTGTTTAGTTACAGTTATTAAATTGTTAGTTATTATAGATGTATCTTGTAAATTTAATACATGATAATTTGTACGTGCTCCTGTTAAGTAATCATAGTCTGCACTATTTTCAGTTACAGTACAAGCAGCACCTGTTGTAGCATTCCATATAGCTACAGAACCATGTGGTCCACCACCAGGTTTAGGTGTAATACATCCTATATATTTATTTGTTGAATCCCTCGCAATATAAAACCAATAAGAGGAATCATATGTAGTACCTGAACCTAAGTTAGCAATCCATTTAAAGCCAGGTCTTTTAGTTAAACCAAAGGTGGGATCAGGATAACCATTAAGACACTCTCGGACTTGACCTGGAAGCTTCTTATCATCTGATTGTCTAGATACTCCACCAAGGTAATTGTCAATTCGTTGAGTTACAGCTGGCATTATCTTGTAAGTACTTGGTAAGGTTTATAGCTTTGATAATAGTTTTGCTGTCCTTGTGGGTGTCCGAAGAAAGTAAACTGTCCTTGTTGTGTTTCATATTCTAAAGCTCTTGCTCTAGCGAAAGCTTCTTGTTGTTGTAGCATTTGATACTGAGCTTGGTCTCCTACTATTCTTTGGGATACAATAGCAGCAGCTCTGGATGTAATAAAGTCTTGTACTGGTTGAGGTAAATCTACCCAGTCAAATTCCCATATTATATCACACTCCACTTCAGCACCTGATATATCAGATAGATCATAGGTGTGGTGTTGTCTATCATATAACTTACCAGATCTTCTAACGCAATCGAATTCTGCATTAGCAGAGTTTTCAGTAAGTTTTATTTGTAACATATTATTAGGAATCTCTATTTCATTAGATGCATTCCTAGCTATTTTATAGTGATATTCTGTATTAAATGTCCAGCCTTCTGCCTGTATTTCCCTAGACACTTGTAACAATGTATCGTATGCAATCGCAACGTCTGGGTTGGTTTGATCGAGAGTGGTTACAGGTGCCTGACCACAAGATGACAGTATTTGATTTATAGCTGGTAATTCTACGGTGGAGTTAGTGGTTGGAAAAGGCATAATAAGTTTTGTAAGAAAAAAAAGGGAGCCATAAGACTCCCCGTATTGCATAATTAGAATGCAGCGTTACCGGATGAACCAGCAGCAGCACCAGCAAGAAGCTCAACACAAGCAGCAGGATTAAGATAATCTGCTCCCATAGCCAAGCGTCCTAGAATGACGTCACCCTGATAAATCACGGATACATCACCTGACGTTACTTGTACTTGAGGTCCAATGCTTTCCACTACACCTGCGCCTTCCTTCTGGAAGATAAGGCCGCAACTGTTAGCGAATTCAGTTTCCTCACCGTACTCATTGTTGATTCCTGTTACATCAGCAGCAGCATCTTCTACTGCTTCTCCAACGAAGGAACCTGTGTTACCTGGATCGGTTGCACCTGGAGTTGTTGCATCAGCAGCACCGTACTTAGTACCATACTTACCGAAGAATGGAATGTTCATTGACTTGAAGATCTTGATACCTGCGATCTCAACAATTCCATTACCCTTTTGACGGGATGTACCTTGTTCGTCACGGTTCACAAGACCATTCTCACCTACTTGTTGAATCAACTCATAGTATTGTCTTGGGTTTAGAACACCCACACGTCCATCTGTACTTACTCCCTTTTCATCAAGGGCAGCAGCGGCATCATAGAAGCCGTTTATAAGACATTGAGGATCGTAAGCAGCTGCACCATCTGTAACTCCAGATCTTGTCAATCTGATTTGAGTTCCACCTGGTTCTACGAAATTAGCCTTCGTAATTGGACTTGCAGCTCTAGCACCACGAGCGACAGCTCTGAAGATAAGACGGTCATACTTTTGAGCAAGTGCGTAACCAATCTTCTTAGAGATTTCACCACGTAGTTCGTAGTGTGCAAGAGTTTCATCTAGTTCATATACAAATGCACTAGAGATTAGAAGATCATCAACTGTGATTGTCTTCTGTGCTACTGGAGGCGCACCGTCTGTGTTACCTAGTATAGCGTTTCCTGG